CGTCGTCACCACGTAGTCGTTGTCGCCGAGAGAGCCACGCAAGACCCAGCGTTTGCGCAGGCCGACATAGAGGCCGTCGGCCAGGGTGAACGTGGCGTCGTCGGCGGCGATGGTGTAACCGCCGGCAATGAACGTGGTCCCGCCGACCATCGACGGGGTGGCGGCGTCGTCGAGCGGAGTAATCCACTCGGTGAGTCCGCTCTGCGCCCCGTCCATGACCAGTGCCAGAACCTGTCGTTCCGACCTGTCCTTGTTCAGGACGTAGAACGATGCGGACCCATCGCCGGGCTCCTCATCGAGCTCGACCGCGTCGTTGCTCGTCACGGTCTCGATCTCGTACTCGCCGACCTCCACGTCGTCGTCGTCGCCACCGACAATGACCACGATGTCGCCCACCTCGGCGTCCGAGAACTTCCCGGTCGCCGTCAGGGTGGCATCGCTGATGGTGCTGTCACCGTCGTAGCAGGCGTCCCGGATTACGTTCGCCCGCGTCTGCAACGCGAGCACCGTGCCCAGGCCCTCCATGCCGGCCTCGGTGAACCGACCGGCGTCGGCGGATGCCGCCGAGCAGGTCAGTCGCGTCTCACCGACCACCGTGTCGATCCCCGCGTCCACATAGACGCGGCTGCCCGGCAGAGCGATGTCGATGATCTGCCCGCCGGTCTTCGCGGCGTAGTCTTCGAGCACGATCCCGGCGAACGCCAGGTTGTTGTCGGAAGAGGGCAGTGCTACGGACTGTGTGCGTCGGCCACTCGGGTCTTGAGCGCGGTTCGGCTCGTCGTCGTCCGTCCAGTCGAGGTGAAAGCACACGCCCATCCCCTTCCGGAGCGCTGTGTCGCCAGTGAAGAAGGCCCTGCAACGCCGGATCGACGTTTGGCCTTCCCACAATGTATGTCTGTCTCTCATTGGTCCGTTCTCCTTTCCGGGTTCCGGGTTACTTGGCGATGATGAACTGTCGCCTGCGGTCCCGGCAGATGAAGTTGTACGTCAGGTCCACGTGGACCTCGACGACCGTATGAGCAAACGGATTCTTCTGCGGCGGGTCTTCCCGGAGGTACTCGCCCGACAGGAAGAAGGGGTGGAACACGCCCCAGTTGATCCCGTACACCGGATCGCCCTCATCGTCTTCGAGGAAGGGAACCCACTCGACCGGGCGACGCCGGAACATCGCCTGCCCGTCTTTGGATGCCACGTCGTTGCCCAGACTGTCGTTCTGGGCTTCGAGCAGTTCCTCCATCGTCCCGACGACATTGTAGTTGGTGTAGTAACCGTAGTTGTCGCCGGTATTGTAATCCGGGTGGGGGACAGGGGCGCGGAACCGGCAGAACCGGGCGGCTTTCCGCATCTTGCGCACGAGGTCCGTCTTCGACACATCCTCGTACTGGGCCGTCCAGTTCTTCCAGCGGGGGTACTCGCTGACCGGGAGGTCCGCCGCGCCATCCGAGAACCCGGCGGGGTCGCCGCCATTGAAGCCCTCGGTCGTGTTGCGGACCAGCCAGTAGTCGATCCCCATCGGCGTGAGTTTGTCGCTGGAGTCGGACGGCTTGCCCCAGAAGTTGCGTTCCATAAGTTCCGCGAGATCGATCCACGCGGAGTTGCGCCTGACCTGAATGAGGTCCACGATCTGCTTGGCACTGGGGTTGTTCATGTTGAACTCCCGCCGGTCCCAGGCGTAGTTGGTCGTGCTGTGTCGCCACGGCACCTGACCTTGGGTGAGGACATCCACGACGTTCACGTCGTCTGTGGCAGCCAGTCCCACGTTCTTCGCCGCCTGGCCCGTGCGGACCTGGGCGTTGAATTGGACGTGCTTGCCGCCCTGCATCCTCACCGCGCGCTCATTCAAGATTCGGCGCATGGCGATGTGATCCTGGAGATCACTCGTCATGTCCGTCCATCGCCCGCGCCCCAACTCCTCAAGAGTCGAGAGCACGAGGTCTTGAATATCCTCTACTGTGAGCGGTGGCATGTGAAAACTCCTTATCTGTTATCAGCCGGCCACGCCGCGCTCCGAAAGGACCTTATCGACCTTCTGCTCTGCCCGTTCGACGGGCGTCAGATCGCTCCGGTCGCGCGGAGTCGGGCGGCGTACCGCCTGTCCCCGCGTCTTCTTCAGATTGCCGCGCAACTGGCGTCTCACATTGTCGGTTATGCGGTCCGGGTGAAGGGCGTACAACGCCCGTCTCCGCAACTCGCTCATGGGCGGAGGCGTCTTACCACGCGCTTGGAGCGCGTCGGCCAGTGACTCGGCATGAGCCACCAGGTCCTGCCGGTTCGACACCTGCTCGCTTTGCTCTCCGTGTCGGGCGATTACATCGTCCATCGTGCCCTCTCCAAAGAGTTCGGCCCATGTGCTGCTGGTGTCTATCAGGTCCCCGAAGAACCCATCCATCTCGCGGGCAAACTCACGCTCGTACTGGAGGTTCAACTGGCCCGACAAACGTTCGACTTCCTGCGACAGGTGGCCGACATACGCCTTGACCTTGTTCGACCACTCTTGAATCGGCTCTGCCAGTTCCGGATGAAGACTCAATGTGTCGTCGTCCAGTTCCAGATCGCCGATTGTCTTCGGCGGCTCCTTGTCGTCGCCGCCATCGTCGTCGCCGCTCTCCGTCGTCCCCGAGGTGTCGTCCGACTCCAGCGATTGCCCTTCAACGTCTGGTTCACCGCCATCGTCGTCGTCCGCAGTAGCACTGCCCTTGATAAGCGCCCGGTCCAGAGCGGTCAACGCACGCTCCAACTGGGGCTTGGTCTTGAACAGGGCCAGGTCCTCCTCGGCCAGGCCGGCGTCCAGCGCCCGTTGACGCAGTTCGTCGGGGAGTTTGTCACCCGTCGAGCCGCTGTCGTCGTCGTCGCCATCTGCCTGCCCGGTTGCATCATCGTCTTTACCTGTCTCGCCATCTTTTTCCAAGGCGAGTATCCGGGACTCGATGTCGGTCCGGTTCCCGGACCCATCGACCCCCAAGGTTGTCGCGTGTCGCCGCAGTTCGTTCCAACTCATGTCGTTGAGTTGTTCTTCTATGTCCGGTTCTTCTTTCTGCTGGCTTTCCCCGCGCTGTTCCGCCTTGTACTCGGCTGCCGCCTGTCTCGTCTGGCCCTTGAGTTCTTCAAGCTGTTCGGGCGTAAAGTCCTCGTCAAGCGGCGCACCCATCCCCTGGGACCCCGGCTCCTGCGTAGCGGTCGTCCCTTGGGCCTGGCCTTCGTCTGTACTTGTCGTCGTCTGTTCGTCTTTGATTTCATCGGCCATCTTCTACGTCCTCCTTCGTCCGCAGTCTAGGGGTCACTGTAGCCGCCGTCCCGATCTACGATCGGGGTCAGTTCCGGATGCCGTTTGTTCATTTCCTGAACATAGCGGCGTCTGTGTCCCCGGTCTCTGAATATAGCACATCCGGTCTCTTTGTCAAACTCGGTTGGCACCCCGATACTATCTGCGTGTTGCATGGCCTCCTCGGCCTGGTCGGGGTGGACGCCCAGCGCGTCGGAATGCAGTCCGCCCGGTCCCCATCCGGTCGCGGCACCTACACCCGCAATATCCAAGTCGATCCGCCTCAATGCCCGGACCCCATCTTTCTCAAGGCCATCGGCCTTACTCAAGATGATCTCGCCCGATCTGTCCTGCCGACGGAGCATCTCGGCGACCGTCATAAAGACTTCGACGGGCTGGTCGGTGTCGAAGCGCTGATAGGTGTAACAGGGCATCGTGCTTTATCCTACAGGTCGCATCATCTGTGCTTCCTCGGCGGGCTGCCTTCTCCCGCCGCGCAGAAGTTGGGCCATCGTCTCGTCGCGGCCCTGTCGGGTCGCGCCCGGACGGTTCACTCGTTCATATCGGCGGGTGGTCTGTGCTGGCATCCGCCGTTCGTGGTTCTTGCTGCTCACCCCGGCCTTCTCCGCATGCGTCTCGTAGGTCAGGATGTCCGCCAGTTCGGGCAGGTCGGCGAGACGACTGATCGTCCGCATCAGCCCGTGCATGTCGAACGCAACGCCCTGGGCCTCCATGATCGGCAAGAGCGGCCCCATCTGCCCGATGATCTGGAAAAGCTCCATGAGCCGTTCGCCCGGTGCCCGGTACTGCATCGAGTAGGGATCGACCTCGAACTCGAAGTCGCTCAACTCGCCCGTCTTGTCGTCCGGGGTGAAGGTGTAGGGGACGACGACCTCCTCCGGACCCGGCATTTTTACCTCCAACTCGCGTTCGAGCAGGGGGTCGGTCCACTCGTACCAAGCGATGTCATGGCACAAGTCCTGCATCAACTCGACCACCTTGTCGGCCATCCCCTCAAGCCGCTTTCCCGTTTGGGCATGGATCAGGTGCTCCTGGCCCAAGGTATCGGCCTGCGGCCCCATCCCGCCGAGAGCGTCGATGTTCCCGCCCATGTAGGAGTACAGGTCCTTGAGTTGGAGGAGGAACAGGAGCGAATGCTGGTTGATCCCGCCGGTGTTGAACTGGTTGATCGCCTGCGGGTTGTCGAGCCGGATGGTGTCGCCGTCGCTCGCGTTGACGATTCGGTTCCCGTCCTCGTCGGCCCCGCCCTGCACGCCGGTCACGGTCTTCTCGCGGTCGGCCTGCCTCCCCAACTTGCGGAACAGCCGGTTCGCAAGGTCGTGCATGTCCGACAAGAGCGACATCGGTGCAAGAGGCAGGATATTGCCCGGAACGCTATGGAACCCCAGCATGTAGTACGGGCCGTTGTCCGGGCCTTCCCAGTCGTACTCGTGGAGCACTTCGCCCGCCTCCGACAACACGGGCATGATCTTGACCCGGTTCTCGCGCCGTATCCAGACGTGCCAGAGCGGCACCAGGTCCTCGTACATCATGTCGAGATGGCCCTTGCCCTGGGTGATTGCCGAGGCCCGTTCGTCGCCGCCCGCCCCGGGCTCGTTCCTCGCCGCCTCGCGTATCCAGCCCCGGACGGTCTTCTCATCCACGTCGAACGCCGGGTCCCGCAGTATTTCCTCGACCGTCATATCGAACTGGTGGCCGATGTAGGCGGTCGTGTCCCAACGGCGTGCGTTCATATCGCACACAAAGTCGTCAAGCTCCACGTTGTCCACAAAGAGCGGCGGACTGTCCACTCCCTCGGCCTCCACGGCACTCTCGCCCCACGGCTCCTTGCCGAGGACGAGGACACTGCACGAGAGCAGAGCGGACTTCACCGCTCGCCGCAGAACCTCAAGCATCTTGATCTCGCGGAGCACGTGGTTCACGTCGAGTTCGAGCAGGTAGGCGGTGGACTTGAGGGTCGGGCCGTCCGCAGGCGGCATGGCCTCTTTGCGGACCGGGCTAATGAGCACCTTGGGCCGCCGGGCCGACAAGTGACGCTCGTACACGGTCATCGCCAGTTCGAGGAAGTTGACGGGCACCTTGTCCTCGGCCCCGTTGTCGGAATAGTGTGCGCCCACATACTGGCGGATGAGCCGGCCTTGGTTCTCGCGGAACGCTTGGAGTTTGAGCCGGGAGCGGTTCATCGCCTTCCGCAGCTTGGTATCCTGCGGCAGTTTCCGCCCGGTATCGCCGATGTATGTGGCTTCGTATTCCTGTTCTGCCATTCCTATCTGCCCATCACTTCTTCTTCTTTTTGTGCGCCCGCATCCGATAGCCGATGGACGCTCTGGCCTTCGCCCGTGTGTCGCTCCGGCCAACGACCTTGTTGTCGGTCAACCGCACGATCTCGTATTTGTTCCCGCGCTTCCTGATTCGGTAGGGCATCGTTCAACCGACCTCTCAAATGCCGGGTGCAACCGTATCCAGGTACTGCACGTTGAGCGTCGCGTCGTCGGCCCCGTCACGGATCGCCCGGAAGTTCCGGGCCTGCGTGCGGTTTGCGAAGACCAGTTTTGCCCCTTCATCGACCAGAAGCCCCTCGGAGCTCGTCGGGTCGCTGCCGTCGATCCACATGCGGATGGGGTGGCCTTCCACGTTGACGATCACAACGGTCCGCTGGTACTGGTCCACGTTCTCCTCGGTCAGTTTGACCGGCGAGGTCGAGACCGTGATCTGTTCTTTTGTCGCGGCCATTTGCTCATGTCCTCCTACGTCACCACAAGTCCTTGGTAGCAGCGGCGGCCACTCGCTTCTGTCGTCGCCACCCGAAACTGCCGACGGGTGCCTCGGGCCTCTCGGCCTTGTTGACCGCGGGCCGTTCCATCATCAGTTTGTTGAGCAGGGCGTCGGCCACAACTTCGTCGCCGTGATTGTGCCGTGCCCCGGTCTGCGCGTCTGGCCGGCCACGCCCACCAAACTTGACGTGCCCGTCCTCGCCCACCACATACTCGCGGCAAAGTTCGATGCTCTTTCGGTCGTGGTTGACGAACGTCCTCCGGCCAAGTGCCCGCCGGTACTCGCCGTGCAGAACGTCAATCGCATGCGAGGTCGGTGCCCAACCGGGCTTGTCCGTCGCCCTCGGACTGATCGACTCCTCGTCGTGTGGCCGGTAATAGACGGTCCGATACTTCTCGGTGTCCATCAGCGACCGCCCAAAGGTAATGCCCGGTCCACGTGCTTCCCAGATGGCGACGATCTCATCGTAGTAGTCGGTGAACTCATGCTTGCCCCCGAACCATCGACCGAGTACTGCGGCCCACGTCGCGAGGTCGTGCGGCAGGACGTTTGTCGAGGAGAAAGACGCGACCTTCTCGCCGGTCGCTAAGTTGCCGATGGACACAACCGAGTTGCTCCGGTCAGAACCCGCCGACACGTCGATGCCCATCCCGTACTCGCCGGGCGGTGGCCCGCTCTGTTTGTCTACAGGAACCCAAAGACGCAACACCATCCTTTGCCCCATCCCGACCTCAAGGTTTTTCGCAAGCTCCTTGGGCAGCATATCGAGGACCTCGTTCGTCTCGTAGAACGGGGCGCGAACGTCGTCTCGAAGAACCTGTCGCAGGATTTCCTCGTCATAGAACTGGCTGCCAGCAGCAAGATGGTCAATGTCCAACTCTTGAGCGATCTCCTGCCGGCTCCCGGCCCGTGCTTCCTCCGCATCATACCAAGGCGAGCGTACCCGTCCGTCAAGTACAAACGGGTAGTCAGGTGGGAATTGGTATTGCTCATCGAGTATCTCCAGCCGTCCCTTTTTGTCGGCGCGGTACATCCCGCGCCGCTTGAGAGGATGCTGTGTCCAGTGCGTCTGGATGGTGCGGATCGCCGGGTTCTTGACCACCCGCTGGTAGAATGCGACCCCCGTCCCTTTCGGGGTCGAGTTGAAGATGCGGCACCGGGTGTTGTCGCGGGTCGCGGCAAGTGCTTCGTCACCGCTCCCAGGCCGGACGCTCTCGAACGACGCGAACTCGTCAAGCCCAATTGCCGTCCGCCGACCACCACGCCCTACGTCGCCGGTCGTACTCTCGCCGTCAATCGTACTCCCGTTTTCGAGGTTCACCTGTCTGAGCCGGACCGAGTCATGCTTCGGGACCATCCAACCGGGCATCCGCTTCAATTGAAACCGGAGCTTCCAGAACAGGGTGTCCGAGTCGCCCGGCCCGTTGTCAACGAGGACCTCCTTCCGGCTCACCAGCATGAGCGAGACGTTCGGCTTGAACAGCCAAGCCCATCCGAAGACCGTGGTCAACATCCAACTCAAACCCATGTCCCGGCTCTTTTCGATACCGACATCGTGCGGTTGCTCCTCGCCAAAGCCCATTGCCGAAACAAGCTCGGCGATCACCTCGTCCTGGAACGGGTATGTGATGAACGGCATGACCCGTGCCCGTTTGCCGCGCGGCTCGTGCAGCCAGCAGAAACTGTTGACGAAGAAGAGCGGGTCGCGGGCGCACATTCTCCACATGTCCATCGCGAAGTCCGGATCGACCGAACCCCTACGAATGAGCTGCCTGCGCCACTTCAGGTTGGGGCGGAGTGCTTTGGGCACCATCGAGTAATATGGTGCCTTCAGAATCTGCCCCAGAACCGAGCTCGTCTGCCAGTTCAAGTAACTGATTGCACGTCTCCTCTACCGACTTCCCGTCGTCCGCATGCTGCCATTCGCGATCGACCTCTGCACGGGTCGGCAGCATTCGGGACAGGAAGTCCTTGTAAAAGTCCCGCATATTTGCGGGCTTCCTCGCCCATTCGAGCAAGGCCCATGCCCCGCTCGACGGTGCGTCTTCCGGCTTGACCCCAGTGACCTTCATATTCTGGTACACCCAGATAATGTCCATCGGCAGGTCGGCCCGCGACCAGCCGTCGAACTCGTCGTCGTCCTCCGCCGCCTGGGCCTCACGCAGTTGTCTCTCGGCGGCATCCAACTCGGTCTTCTTCTTCTGGAATCGGTCCGGTGGCAGGGACTTCACGTCCATCCATTTCTGGCCCTCAAGGTCTTCTGATTTGCTGCCGGGCTTGAAGAAGGGATAGATTTCGCTCCCGGCCTCGGACAGCGAAACCCCGTGATGATCTTGGTACATCTGGCGGGCAATGACAAACTCATCCCAACGCCCCTCGGACTGGAGTCGCTCTTTGAACTCGCGTTTGCCTTCTGCCATTGGCTCCGCGCCCCGCACGTGCGACGAAGACGCTACTACATGTCGGCCTCCAGACCACAATATATAGTGCTTACACTATTTTCTCGGAAATGTCAAGCACTTTTTTGGAATTGTGGTTGACATCCCCGATTTTGTGGGGTACTCTGCTTGTGTGCGGGGGTGGCGAGACGAGTAGTACTGCGGAGATAAAACCACCCCTCTCCGCAGCCACTTTTCTCGGCCCTCATCAAGTTCAAATACCCTGCTTGACCGGGTCGCCGCCCCCTGCACACTACACACAACACCTGCGGAGTCGTGCCCGTGTTGGTGAACGGTAAAGAGATCATCCGAGTCTTCCCCAGGCGTACCAAGGCCACTCCTACAGACGACACGGCCTATGTCGGCGAACCCCCTCTGCCCGGCATGCAACCGCCTGCCGATGAGGTCCACGTCAGTTGCACGTTCACCTGGGACATCCAGAAAGCCCAGCGGCTCGCGGCGGCCTGGTCGAGCCAAGGATACTTGGTCAAGCTCGGCGGTCCGGCGTTCGGTGATCCAGGCGGCGAGTTCACTCCGGGCCTCTACCTGAAAGAGGGCTACACGATCACATCGAGGGGTTGCGTCAACAATTGCGACCATTGCCTCGTCCCGAAGCGAGAAGGGCCGTTGTGGGAGTTGGAGATAAAAGACGGTTATGACGTGGTTGATAACAACCTGCTCGCATGCTCGAAGATGCACATCGACGAAGTATTCGCAATGCTCGCTCGGCAGAGTAGAGCCGCTCGATTCACTGGCGGTCTTGAAGCGGCTCGGCTACACGACTGGCAGGCCGAGCAACTGGCCGCAATGCGACTGGAAATCCTCTATCTGGCATACGACCGGCCCGAGCAGTGGTCGTCGGTCGAACGGGCGATCCAGACGCTCCGATACCACGGTATCCGCCAGCGGGCCATCGGTTGCTATGTGCTCGTCGGCCAACCAGAAGACAATTTGAGAGACGCGGAGATCAGGGTGAGGCGGGTTTTTGACGCCGGCGGAATGCCCTACCCGATGTTCTACAGGGGCCAGAACGCCAAAGGCAAGCCGCCTATTGAATGGCGGGACTTCCTGCGTTACTGGTCGAGGCCCGCTTTGGTCTTTGGCGGGGGGAAAACGTGATGAGCGAAACAAGAAACGGTTTGGGAGCGGGCCACCCCCCAGCACAAGTCGCACAGTCTCGCCGCCCGCTCCCAGCCATTACAGAAAGGATATGACGCATAATGCCCGAAGCGACCTTTCAATTCTGGAACGGCGACCGAGTACTCGTCCGGGGAGCCGGCGTCAAGGGCAAGTATCCGGGCATCGTCCGGGGCGTCCGCATCCTTTGGAACGACGACGACAGCAAGTCCCAGTACAGATACTTCGTTGTGACCCCCGGTGCCCCCGGCTCCTCTGCCTGGCATCCAAGCAACGAACTCGAAAGGCACGAAACATGACCGAAGAACGGGCCGAATACGAGGCGGGCGCGGACTTCAATGCGACCATCTCGCCGTTCGACCCCCACGAAATACGCATACCGAGCGCCGTCTTCCGCTCGATTGCCCTGTCGTCCGACGCGAAGATCGTCTGGGCCTACCTCAACCACATCGCCGACGAAAAGGGCCACGTCGAAAACATNTCGGCAACTGCCGTCTCGCTCGAATGCGGGATTCTCTCCAAACATGTTGACAGCGCAATCAAAGAACTCAAAACAGCAAAGCTACTGGAACAAAGGGAGTAAGCGATGAGCGTCAAACTGATGAGCCAAGTATTTCAACTGTCCGACCAGTACACGAGCGGCACACGCCTCGTCCTCTTGGCGCTCGCCGACCATTGCTCCGACGACGGGGCCTGCTGGCCCAACTACCAGACGATCGCAGAGAAAGCCGCAATATCGAAACGGTCCGTCATGCGGATCATCAACGACCTCGAAGACCAGGGCATCGTCAAACGAGTCAAACGTAAAAACAAAGACGGCGGCTCCACATCAAACGTTTTCTGGCTCCACCTACCAAAACAACAAGAAGAAGGGGGGAGTGACACCACGGTCACCCCGGGGCACCGCCCAGACCACCAGGGGAGCGACGCCAAGGACACGAGGGGGGCGACGCCAGTGTCACCCCCAGAGAACCCCGTAGGGGGTTCTCTTGAACCATCATGTGAACCACCACATGAACAGCATGCATGTCAGAACGGCCAAGAAACGCAGGAAAACGGCGTACAGAAGCAACAGACCGCGGCCAACACACCGCTCCAGAAGATCGCCGACGAATGGAACGAGATGGCCCAAGAAAGCGGCCTGCCAACCATCCGCACCCTCACAGACTCCAGAAAACAGAAAATCCGACAACGCTGGAAAAGCAAGGCCTGGCGCGACGACTACAAGAAGGCGCTCGCCGAGATACCACGCTCAAACTTCCTCACAGGACACTCCAGAACCGGGTGGATCGCGAACTTCGACTGGTTCATCCGCCCCGATAGCGTCACCAAAATCCTCGAAGGGGCCTACACCGACCAGCACGAGGCAGGCACAAAGGACCTCTCACCAGAGCAGGAAGCAAATATCCGCGATATTCTCGGATTGAACGACTGAAGAACAGGAGAACAGACACATGCTCGATCTGCAAGGGAAAAGCACCGACCAACTCATCGACTTCTACTCCGCATGGGCCGAAACCCATCTGCGGCCCATCAAACAGGCCGAGACAACGTTCCTCCACCACGTCAAACGCACCACACAGCAACCGATCCTCGCCCAGGCCATCACCGAGATCGACCGGCTCGCGCAGAACGACGAACTCCCCCGATACCCGAAGCCCGTGTTACTCCTGCGCCAGACCATCAACCAGATCGAGCAGACCAAAAGAAAGGCGTCTCTCACCACCCCCACAAGCTGCAAGTACTGTCGTGGCTCGGGCTACATCCTCTGCCTCTTTACCAAGGACGACCTCGGAAACAAGTACAGGTGGGCCGCCGTCCCCGGCAAACCCTACCCCGCAGAGGCCGGAAAGCAGTGGCGAGTCCACTTCTGCGAGGCCGTATGGAAGTGCCCAGTCTGCCGAAAACTCGAAGGAATCAGAAACACGCCCCCCTGGGGCACGCAAGAGGACGCCGACAAATTCGACCAACTCATCGCACCGCACATCGAGAACGGATGCAGTTTCGGTTGCGCCACAAACCACGCCTGGCTCACACTACTCGAAGAAGCAGGACTACAGGACGGACCCGAATACCAACGAAAAAAGCGTATCTGGCAACACTGCTCAAACACATAAAGCCCCGAAAGGCACGCACATGGGACAACAGACCTTCGCTGGGCCGATTGACGAACTCGCAATCGAACTCCTGCAATTCCACGAACAGGACGCACTCAAAATGCACCCTGCCGGCTACTGGGTCGGCGATAGCGGCGGTAAGGACTCGGTAGTCATCAAGGACCTCGTTCGTCGGGCCGGAGTCAAACACGAAATATGGCACAACCTGACGACAGTGGACCCGCCGGAACTTGTACGGTTTATCAAACGGGACCCGGAGGTGAACATCAACCGGTCTGACGAAACAATGTCGCAGATAATCCGCCGCAAGGGCCTACCACCGCGCCGCAATGCCAGGTTCTGTTGCGAATTGCTCAAGGAAACCGGTGGCGGGGGCCGACTCGTGGTGGACGGCGTGCGCTGGGGCGAG